ATTATCACCAATCGCCACTGTTGCATATTTGTTTACGGGTACTCCGCCCGCAGGCGTTGCCTCGGTTCCTACATATAATACGCCAGCGTTAGCGCCTCCCGAACCTGCCGTGTCTACAACTATGCGGTTTACTCGATACCAATTCAAGGCACCATTAAGCTGAACGCCTACTTGTCCATTTAAAGCAACAGTTACGCTTATTTGATTAAAGTCAGCGTCCAAACCAAAAACAGTTACAGTTCTTGCTCCTGTTCCTGCCGCAGTGTCGTTAGTTGAACTGCTTGATATATACATGGTGGAGGCGATACTTGGGTAGACATACAATCCGCCTTGCGACCAGACAGTTTCAACTACTGTTGAAATAATAGGGCTGTAGCCAAACTTATGAATAAAATCGTGTCCCGGAATTTGATTCCGAGACACCTGTAGCTCAAATGGCTCAGAGGTTCCAATTTGTGTGATGGAACGGAAGTTAGCCATTCAAACCTCTATGACAAAAATATTGTCAGTTCGTTGCTCGCGCCTGTGAAAGCACTAATATACGCACCATCGGTAGCAAGTATGCCATCATCTGGAATATTTAGATGATGCATCCCTGTTGGAAATGTTTGCGTAATTAGAGTATCACCAGAACCGCTACCGTTCTTAATGGTAAAAGCTCCTGCGGCGGCCGCATATATAACAATCTGACGAATGCGTGATCTCGCTGGACCAAGCACGGCGGCAGATGTTCCTTGAGCCCAATTATAGGCTTTTACTGGACCAGCCATTGAAGCCTCCTATTAACCAGCGGATACGGTTACTACGCCTGAGTTGCTCCAAAGCTGACCAGCATTAGTTGGATCAGATGTTGGCAGGTCTGCAATAACTACTACACTGTTTGTGCCGTCATGAGTAATTGAAATGTTTTCAGTTACTGCACCAGTTGTTGCGTTTTTTGTGATTTCTTTGAACCCGTTTTCGGAACGGACGGGACCGTTAAAAGTAGTGTTAGCCATTTAGATCTCCTGTCGTGGCTAGTGTCAGCCCCACCATGGGGCTGTCAGGATAAAGCAGTATACCACTAAAAAAAAGAAGTCGCAATGTATGCGACTTAGTTGGGGAGGAAACAAAACTATGAAGTAAATTTACTATAATAAAAAGGAGGGCGGCTGTAAAGCCGCCCCCTCAACCCAAAGACGAAACTAAGGGCGTGGTTATTTAGGCACCTGGTGAGCCAAAGACTGCACGAGGGTCGGAATAGCCGAAGCTATAACGCTCACGAGCCTTGAAGCGCATGTTGCCTGAATCGAAGTCAGCTTCCATTGAGGTAGACAAAGGCATACGCTCAAAGTGCTTGAATCCGTTTGGTGCATCAGTCTTGATGAAGAACGCATCTGGGTCGGTCAAGAAGTGGTTAACGGTGTAACCCTCTGGAAGCATACCCATGTTACGGATTGCGTTTACATCGTTGTCTGAGGTGCCAACACGAAGTGTTGATTCCAGCAGACGATCAGCAACGAACTGAAGCTGTGGTGGAATGATCAACTTGGTGCCGCGAAGGGCGATGATCAGATTCCGCTCATCAACGAAGGTGGAAATGTCGATAAGAGCATTTTCCAGTGAAGTTTCGTTGAGGTCAGCAGCAGTTGATGGCTCGTTACGGAAAGTACCGCCACCAGCAAGTGGGTGGTCAGTAGCGCAAAGCTCTTTGCCGTCACCGCCAGTAAAGCTGCTGTTGAACGCATTGTTCAGTGTTGCAGCGGCTTTAACCTGCTTGGTGTGAGCCATTGAACGTGCCAATGCACGAGTGTAACGTGCACCAAGACGATCATAGAGGTTGTCTTCCATTGCTTCTTCGGTCAAAGCAAACGCAAGAGCGATTGTCTCATGCGTATAGCGAGCCGTATAAGCTTCGGAAGCGCTGTCAAAGTTAACCCCAGCACCCTCAGATTTTGTCTGAGCGTTGCCGAAACCAACCAGCATGACCTCTTCCTCAAATGCTCGATCTGAGGACTCAGTGTCATAAATTTCAGCATGTTCCGCATCATAGCGGTCATATTCCATGCCGAACAAGGCGTTAAGACCGGGTTCCAGTTCTTTCGCCAATTGTGCGCGAGAAATAGCCATTAATCAGTCTCCTTACGCCAAGCCTGCAGTGCCAGCACTGTACAGGTGGTTGTTGATCATAACAACAACGTTGGTATTTGCCGAAGCTACATCACTGTTCTCAGGATCCTGAGAGATGTCCATAGCTTTAAGTGGCAAAGTCGCAGTTGTTGCACCAGTGGTGACATCAAGTTCCATGCGGGAGATACCTGATGCGGTATCGCCAACTGGGGACTGGTCAACGATGTCAAAATTACCAAACAGATCGGCGACAGGGAATGTGTCGTCTGCTTGGATCTCAAACATGGCATGAGGTGCGTCAATGACGAAAGCCTCAATATCCGAAGCAGCAATGCCACCAGGATAAGAGTTTGAGAAGGTTTCTTTACCCGAAGTTGGGTCGGTGTAACGGCATCCGTTGAAAACACCCAGAATCAGACCTGAACCGCCAGCAGCTACACGTTCAATTGTACCAGCAGTGACAACGGCTACGAGGTCACCTTGGAAAATTGCGGTCGCATAGCTAGAAGCAATACGGTATTTGTTCTGCATGTTTGCAAGATCGGAGCCGCCGCCTGAGCGATAAAGCCTCAGGCCAAAGGAAGCGTCTTTATTAGACATGACTTCTACTCCTAATTATCAGCTACCTTTGGTCCACCAAAGGACACAGAGGTAGAACGTTGCGGTTTAAGCTTTGGCATGTTTGGATTGTTTTCACGCATCCAATCACGATCCACAGCTTCCATTTGATTGTTTGTAACGGTTTCATAATGATCGTTACGTTGATCCGCAATCTCTTCAGGGATTCTAGCTAATACTAGGCCCCCAACGCCAATTACGCCTGCGTTTTTGCCTTCGTCAATTACAGGTGCGTCAAAGTCAGGATAATCCTCAGCTTTAACTAACTCCCATCCTTCACGGCGGCGCTTGTGGACATTGTTACGGTCATCATATTCCATGACTGACTCACGAATCCACCTATGCTTAAAACCAATAGGTGGTTCTGGAGCTTCGAGGGTACTGGCTGGACGCCAAGCTTGTGGTCGCGCTTTATTTTCACGGGTTTGCGAATCCCGGCTTGTACGATCAGTCATTATGCTCTCCTAGCTTCCATTTTGGCAACTTCTTTTGCCATTTGCTCAAGGGTAATCCCTAGTTTCTTGGCCATGTTGACCTGTCCCGGCGTCAATTCCACCGTCTTTTTCCGCCCAGATTTGGTAGCTGACCGTCCATTGGACGCAGGAGCCACGGCTTGGGCGTTCTGCCGTTGCGCCTGAAACTTGTGGGGAAACTCAACGCGCATACGCCTGTCTATTTCCCTGTAATAATCATCTGTCCGAGGATCAAACCCTTCAACACCAACAATCTGGTTGTGAATGGCTTGAGCTCCAGCACTCATAATAGCATCCGTGCCAAACCAAGAATTTTTATCCATCCAACTCTTCAATTTAGGGTCTAGCTCCTGAGGAGCCTGTTGCTGGCGCTGTGGCACTTGCTGAACTTGCTCAGGCTGCTGGGCCTGTTGCTCTGCTCTTGCCTTTTGAATGCGTAGACGCTCTTTTTCAATTGCCAGCCTAGACATTAAGTCTTGAGCTTCAGCAATCTTATCAACATCTCCGTTATCATACCCTTCCTTGAGCATACGCTTGGCTTCAGCAGTCTGAGTTTCAACACGACTTCCATATTCAGTCATATAGCCCTGATCAAGATCCTTGAGGCGCTTCTGCATTTCCTCATTCTGTTGCTTTACAGATTGAGCATAGGCATAAGCCGCTTCAGCTTCTTCAAGTGCTTGCTTGCGCTTTGCGGTAAGCTGGTTAATACGCCTTTGAACATTTTCACTGTAGTTCTCAAGCTCTCCAGAATCTTCGTTTTCAGAATCCCGTACAATTGTTCGGTTTTCTTCAGATTCAGATTTATCTTCTTCAGCAGGCGGTGTCCACGAAGCGTCCTCTACTTCGTATTCAACATTTTCCTGCTCTTCAACAGCATTTTCGTTTTCGTTTACCATGTCTGGCCTCCAGTCAGCATTATACATAAGAAATATCAGATGGGTCAAGTATTGTGGCTATGATATTGTCGTCATTTATGAGTCGAACCTCAAGACCATCCACTTTAAACCTGTTTCCGCTATATCTACCCATAAGAACCCATGACTTTTCTTGGCACCAAGAGCCACTAGGGAACTTATTTTCATCTTTATAGGCATCTGGGCCTACTTTGACGACATATGCCGCAACGGTAGCAAAGCTTTCACGATCCCTAGTTTGATTAGGAATGTAAACGCCGCTTTTTGTTTTCTCAGGCATATAATATGGGATTACAAGCAATCGGTAGCCAACTGGTTGAGGCAGCCTTTCTAACGCTGACCCTTCAAGCTTTGACGGGTCTTCGCTGTTTTTACTATCCTCAATTTTATCAAAGCCCTTTTTAATTGCCGTTGGAAGTTCGGAAGAACCAGCCTTACTAGCTGAAGCCGCCACCTTTTCGGGGACGAATAGTTTTTTAGTCATCGAGTTCAATACCCTTCATCGCGGATCTAATCAGTTCCTCAGCATAGGACATTCCGCGTATCTGCCCTACTATGAGTTTGTAGTCCTCCAAAGAGTCTACACCACCATCCGAAAGCCTTTCAGCGTATAAAGCCTTTTGCTCTCGTATGTCTTTTAATAAAAACTCAGCCAAACGCAAGGAATCCATTATTTAGATATCCCTTTTGACTTTTCATATGTTCTGAGCGTTCCTAATCCTAGAAGGCCGCCTAAAACGGTGAGAAGCGTGGCCATATCAAATTCAGGTAGCTCAGGTATATCTGCCCCAGCCAAGCTAACTGCGAAAATAATCAATGGCTGTAAAACAAAGTGATACATGAAGGCCACTCCGCAGGTCCACCCGATAAAGGGGCGCCAACCACCTTTAAACAGCGAGCCTGAGGCTGCCTCCGCTTTATTAACTTCGATTTGAGCAAGGGCAATGGAATGCGCTTGTTTTTCGGCCATCGTGGCTATCTCGTGAGCCAGAGCAGCCTTTTTGTCTTTGTCTTCGACAAATTTATCTAAAATATTGCTTACTGGACCTATAAGTGCTTCAAGCATGTATGCCTCCTATACAATAGCAAACATAACGTATCCACTTTTTTAGTAAACTTCAACAGATCCTTTTTTTAAAAATTTAGGTACACAGTAAGCTGTAACGCGATCTCTTGGGTCGATGAAATCTCTTGCGCCGTAATTTCCGTAGCGCTTGGAGACTTGGGAGGCATAGTAATTACAGGTGGTAATAGACGCGAAATAAGCATCTCCGCTAACCAACCGCCGATCCTCTCCAGTGCCAAGGTAAACGAGAAGGAGGAAGACATGCATCATTCTCCCTTCGAGGCTGGTTTACTGTTAACATATAAACCGAACCATGCCGCTCCCGCGCCAACGATGATAGAAAATCCACCAGCTTGAGCATTATTGGGTTCTGGCAAGGACATAAACCACTGGCAGAACTGGTAGAAAACAATCATGTAAGTCAGTATTAATGCTCTTGGAACAATGCGCCATGCATCTAGTTTTTCTGGTGTAATCATGAACCACCTCTTATTACCTTATAAGCTCCAAAAATTATTATAACAGCAATTATAATAGCGCCGCCTATAATAACATATTCCATGAATTTTTGCCGCCGTTCTCTTTGCCTGTACAAAGTGTCTTGGCGTTGTTTTCGGATTTGACCTTCCATCCGAATCAACTCGTCCCAAGCCTTTGACCCCATTGTAAAACCCATCCATTGTTTTAGTTCGGCTCGTTGTGACTCTGCTTTCTTTTTTGCGGCATACGCCTCTAGCGCCTCTTGTTCAACGCTTTTTCCGCTAAACAACTTTTTGAATATAGGTGGATTCTTGGCTTCTTTTTCCGCCTGCTCAATGTCTGAAAGCGCACCCATCCAGCGCGATAAGTCGCCGACCATTGATTCAATGTCTCGACCTACCGCGAAGCCTTTTTTAATTGTAGAGAATGCGGCTGAAGCCACAGCCATAGCGGATGCTGGATCCATGAGGGCACCTCAATGAGACAAATATCATACTCACTGGGTGCTGCCCTTCAAAATACACCCTGAAATCTTTGTGCTCTCGCAATGGGAGAGAACTTTTTTATTATACCACCGTCAGCTTTTTTTTGTGGATTTTTTTTTGTTGACTGATTTCTTTTTGGTTTCTTTGCGCCACGCTGAGACGACACTTTTGATTCCTTCGCTTGCGACAGGGATATCGCTACGACTTGTTTCTGCGGATAACCCTCTGACCTCAACTTCGATATGTTTTGGCTGATTGTCTTTTGGCTCATTCCTTTTTTCAATGGCATGGCGTCTCTCCACTTTTTGAGCCTTCATTACTTCGGCTACTTTACGATTAACTGAACTAGCACTCATTGTTTGCTCCTAATGTTTGCGGCAGCAATATCACGCTGCGTTTGAATACGATCTTCTGCCACACGAACCTTTTCTTCATTCGCCTCTTCTTGAAGATCGAGTCGTTGCTGACTTAACAGAATGTCATTACGTTCCTTTTCACGCTCAAAATTCTGCTTTTCTTCAAATTGCCGTGCTTTCTCTTGAATTTCAGCACCGCGAAGGGAAAGCTCCTGCTGCCTGATTGCTACCAACGGATCAGTTGAATCAGCAGGAGCAACTGCTTGTGCGTACTGTTCCGTCAGTTCACCAACGATTTCAGCCGCTACATCTTGTATCTGTTTTTGTACCTGTTGCATAAGCAGAGGATTAACTTGAAGCATAGCTTGTTGCTCTTGAGGTATCTGAGACATAACTTGTTCAGATGCCTGCATCTCAGCAATCATGCCGATGTGCTCCTGAATGTGCCCTTGAAGCGTCATCACAATATTCGCGTTTACTTGTGCCGCTGGAGTGGACAAGAACGCCAAATGCGCTTCAATATGAGCTTGATGGTTCTGCTCTGGGAATGCCTGCAATCTTTGCCCACGCATAGCTTCCTGATTTTCCTTTGCGGGGTTCATTGGCTGTGGCTGCTGGGGCGGAGGCAGAATAGCGTCAATATTAGTCATGCCTAGAGCTTCATACATCTTCCTATAAGCCTGATATAGCCCTTGTTGACCACCATGTAGCTCTGGATTGCTCTGAACTAGCTGTAATTGTGTCTGTGCAAGCGCAATACGCTGTGACATGGAGAAAATGTTAGGATCAGACACTGGGATGACGTCAATTCTGCCATCAAAGTCAGATTGCATGATTTCAGGTCCAGTATTTTGAACCATATATGGGTACATGACTGAATTTTTGGCAATGACATCAGCCAAAAGCTTAAATTCTTGCTTCTGTGAGTAGTGAAGGCGCTTATGAATAGCGCTCATAACCTTGGTGCCGCGTTCCATGATAGCCATAGTGGTGCCAACAGGGGTTTCACCGCCCATTTCACCAACTTTCATGTCTGCCATAGATGCAAAACGCCGACCTGAGTCAACAAGAGTGCCTAAAAGCTGATAAAGCGTGGCTGAAGGCTCTTTAAACGGCAATGCCATGATAGATTGACGAATATCCATGCCAGCAGAGTCAATATCGCGGAACTCACCAGGCGAAAGAGGTGTGTCCTCGTCCCTAATTCGTGCACCACGGGCTTTAAAGCCTGCTGGAAGGTTAGACAGCGTACCAGCATCAATAAGCTGTCTGAGCAGGCTTGTAGCGCCTTGAGCAAGCCCTCCAATCATGTGGGTCAAACCAAAGCCATAGAAACCAAGACCGGGCAGGAATTTGTAATGAACAAAATATTGCCGCTTTTGTAATGGCTTTTCTGGGTCAAAGTTTCTGCGAATAGCCAAAACTTCTCCAGTTGTTTCCAGTATCGTAACAACATAGCTAAGTTTGATGCCTGAATCGTCCTCAAAGCCAGGTAACTCAAGTTCGGTATGAACCTCGTAAATAGTCAAATCCCTGTCATCGCCTGATGGACTAACACCCTGAGCCTCATCAATAGACTCTTGGATCTCGCTGTAATTCTCAGCATTGTAGCCAGAGGACGGAAGATCAATATCACGATAGAATCCGCTAACCTGAAGCTTTCTAATTTCGTTACTGCTCATGGAAATAACATGAGTTACCCTTGGAGCAGACGTTAAGCTTGAAGCGCCATAAGGAACAATTAAGTCCTCAGCATGTACAAACTTGCTTACTGGACGCTGTAATAACGGATCAAAGTAAACTTTACGGAAAGCAGAGCCCACAATAGGAAGATAAAACAGCATCTGATCCGTTTCTGGATCATATTCTTCCATTTCGTAGGTAATCATATAATTCATGTAATGCTTGATGCGTTCAGCCTGCTGAACAACCTCTGGGCTTTCCGCACCAATAACTTGAGTACGAACAGGGCCGCCAGAAGGAAGCAATTCACGATAGGCTTGGGCTTGGAACTGTGTGACGGACTCGCTCAAGAGCGGGTGAATGACGCCAGAAGCTCCTTCAAACGGTTGTGAGCGTTCTTCGTAACGCATACCAAGTAGGTCAATACCCTTTTTATAAGTATCTTCCCATTCTTGACGAGACGACATATCATCTTCGATATCTCCAACCAAATCTGAACTAATTTTGCCCAGATCGCTTTCATCCATATAGTCAGCGAGGTTAGCATCAAACGGAATTTGTGAAACATCTAAAGTCTCCTCTTCGATTTCACCAACAATAACGCTCCCGTCTTCCATTTCAGTGACGTTAGGCGCAATTGATGCTTCCATCAGATCAATCTCTGCCTGTTCCACATTTGATATCGGCTGATCACCGCCAGCGCCTATGCCTTTTTCCACAGCCATCAGTCTATATCCTTTCCGCCTTCAATAGTAACTAATTGAGGCTTTGTCGAATCCACAACATCACCACCACCTTCAATCACAACAAGCGTTGGTCTTGCTGGTCGGTCAGGCGGATTAAGCTCATTAGCAAGAATCTGTCTAATATTAGTGTCCATGGCGTATTCTTTATTACGCTGATTCTGCATTCTTGCCGCTCTAGCTCTACGCTCCATCATTTCTCTAGCTTTAGCACCTTCATCCATCTGGCGCAATCTCTGAGAAACACCAAAGCCATACTCATCAAGTTTCGGCGCCATTGTATCAAGAATCTTTCTGGTATCCAAGACTGGATAACCATATTCAAGTTCCAGCCTTTTAGCTTTAGAACCAACCTCTTTCAGAAGAGCATCAGCCATAGGAATGCCATCATCGTAATGCTGTATCACAGCATCTTGTATAATTTCATCAAAGAACTCATCGCTGTCACGAGCAACAAACCTAAAGTCTGGGTCATCCTGCGCTATACCAAATAAATAATCAAGCTCATCATCAACATAACCAGCAATGTCTTGAGCCGCATCACGAATAGCTTCCTCAGCCATCTGCTCATCAAGCATTTCCCTGTACTGTGTGCTTTGCGCTCGATCTCTTTTAGCCTGAAGCTGTAAATAGTTATCGCTAGGTCCTGTAACAATCTCGCCAACAACAACGTCAGGTTTTTTTGTTACAGCAGGAGTGAGTGGCACATCAGCCACGTCAGATGCTTGAACAGGCAAGTTGTCCATATCTAAAGCTTGCAAGATCCCAGAGTTTTCTGGGGCAGGCAATGCTTTGAGCGTTGACGGCGGGGGCGACACATCAGCCTTACGGGAGGAAGACAAGCTGGGTCTGGACAGGCTTGAAGGGCTGGAGCCTGCCACTATTCCACCCACCGTCAACAACCCATATATATCACGCCTTATACCAGGTAGACCAGTAGCATACTCTACAGCTTCTCCAGCACCACGCATAGCCGCATCGGTAGTTCTC